AATATGAACATAGGCAACTACTCAGCAGGTCAGTATATAGACGCTAAGAGCTTCTTTAAAGGAGAGTTCATTTCTTCTTCTTTTTCTTCTTAGGTAAATGTTTTCTGGTTTCTTTTATCCTGTCTTTCATTAGTCCTTTTACATATTGAGCCTGGCATACTGCTGCTCTTTGTTGGGTTGTCTTAAACTCTTTGCGGATCTCTGGATCGCTCATACATCTTGTTATGAATACCCCTTTAGATTCTCCTGTCTTTAAATTAGGCAGTGGCATTCTCTTCATATTTAGTTATCTCTCTGAACATATCGTTTAGCATATTATCTGTACAGCCTGCACAACCTAAATTGGGATACTGATACCCTATCTCTTGATATATCCCTGCTATGTTATGAGGGCTTGATACCCAGCTTTTGCTCTTGTTGTAAAGCTTTACCCTCTCCAGGTCTCCTGTGTCTCTTAACCTTCGATATTGCTCTATGCTTAAAGACATCCGTAGTTTTTTACTCTGTTTACTAGTCCTGTAATTAGTATCGCTATGATTGAGCATATCCCTGCGCTCATTAGGGCTTCTAAGAGAGCTTCTTCTAAGATGAACCATATCAGACCTCCCCAAAAAGCCATGCACTTCTGACAGTCGAAAGGAATGATTCTTACGTTCAATTTAATCAGCCCCTTGACCCAGATAAATAACTCTACCCATACTATTGCTAAACAAGGAATGCCTAAATAATAAATCACTTATCTTTGAACTTTAGCTTCTTAAATTCCTTCTCTTTGATGAATTCGTTGTCTTTGGTCTTTCTCAATATGCAGTAAACATTCCAGCCGTTTGTTACATTGCCCATTGCAGGGTGTTCTCCTATCTTGATGATCTCATATCTCATTAGTCTGGCTAGTACTTTGTAGAAGTCTACTGAGGTATAGTTAAACCCGTGTTTAGGCCAGTTGCCTGTCTTGGGGTTTTCTGAGATTATCAGCCCTCCCTCTTTGCAAAGGTCATGCTTATATTTCCATACGTTGAAGTAGTTACGTATGTGTTCGCTAGTTCCAAAGTCAGTAACCCACTCAACGGGCTCCAGCTTGCATTCAGAGCGTTCGAGATCGATAGGTAGTGCATTGTTTTCTTTGTTTAAGTCTATACATTGATACTCCATCTTTCTTTCTCTGTACCAAATATCAGCATACATAGGATTAGGATAGGGAGCATCATAAAGATTCTGTGCGCCTAGCTCACATACTTTCCCTGGTCGTACATGTTGCAAGGCCTCAGTGAGTAATTCTATGGTAAAGGTTGTTATTCCCATGTTATCCTCTTAAAGTTATTTCCTCAATTAATTCTCCACACCAATCTCTAACTTCATTAAGGTAAGCTCTTGCATCTGGAGCGTTGCCTGCTGCATTTATCAAATCAATTCTATCAACTTGATAAGGTGCTGAATATACTGCCTCTTTTGTAGGGTTATCTTTAACAGTTTCTTTGGTAACTTTCTTTTTAGCCATGATTTTTAGTTTAGACCTTTGTTTAAAAATATAACTTCATGCTCTCCTGATTCGTGATGTGGAGGATAGCAAAGCTGACCGTAAGGTACGAAATCTATGCCACTTTTCCAAAGTAAATAACTAAGGATTGCCTGATCGTGGCGGTGTCCTTTCTCTGCTCCCTTGCCGTCGTTGAAGCTACCTAAATCTGCTTGCCTTATCCACTCGTCTAGTATCTTATTGACATGCTCAAATCGTACATCCATCACAATAACACAAGCCATTATCTGAGGACACTCCTCTATGTCTGTGGCTCCTAGATTCTTAATGGCATGTTCATCTATGTAATATTTCAAGGGATGTCCTACATTATCGTAAATAGTAAACCCGTTTGTCCCTGCGTAATCCAAAGCTTTGTCTGGGTTTCTCAAGATCCTTACTGTGGAATCTATCCATATTATTTGTTCATATCCTTTGAGCCTTGCTGCATCAAATAAAGCAGGCTTAAATCCATACGGTCTGTCTTTATGTGATATCCCTTTCCACTTATGGATAGTAACTCCATTGTGTTCTGTTAGTTGGTGATCGGGAGAGCATATCATAAAATCTGTCTCCAGCCCTATCTCCTTAACTGAGTCTATCATTCCAAGTAAAGCCTGGTTATAATCCTCTCTTCCTTTGGAGCTAAATGATATCACGCACGTCTTAGGTCTTGCCTTTTTCTCTACTTCAATGGCTGCTGTCTCTGAGTCTTCATACCTGTAAATATGTAAAGGCTTGTTTATGATTATTTCTGAATTGACTCTTTCTACCGCTTGTTCTGCCCACTTGTAATCTTCTCCATACATAATATCTTGGAAGGTGATGTCTTGTATTAGCTCTCTTCTCCATACGTCTGAGGTATAAGGCTTTCGCTTTACTGTTACGGTTTTATTATGTAATTGTTCGTTCTCATATTCTTTGGAGGTAGCAACCATGTATTTGACACCGTTAATCCATGACTCATGCAGATAGCAAATAACATCTACCCCAGATTCTATTGCCTTCATGACTTCTTCAAAGAATTCTGGGAATAGCTCATCATCATCATCTAACCACATAACATACTCTCCTTGAGCGAGTTGCAACAATGCGTTACGCTTTGCTCCTATGCTTCGTTTCTTATTGTCGATAAGACAGAGCCATTCGATATCGTCTCGGTGTCGGAAGTCTTGAGACATCTTTTGCAATTTGCTTATCCTGTCAGGGATTGAGGCTGTGAGTATTGATAGTTTCATTTTATAAAAAAGTTATCACTATTTTTGTATTTCTTTTCCATGTATTCAAAAAAATCACCTCCAATCTTAAAGCCTATGGCTCTATTTTTATACGGTACAAATTTCTTTTCTCTTCTATCCTTAACATATTTATATACTTGTTTTTTATATTTGTTTTTATATATTCTGCTTTCTACTTGCCATTTACCAGGAATTATTGCATATGATTCAGTTTCATAAAAAAACTTTAAAGTTTTTACTAATAAGTCACAATCAAATAAATGATTATACTTTAGCCATCGTTCATGTCTAGTCTCATCAAGCTGCTCGGCCTCTCTATATTTGTTATCCCAATAATCCTTCTCGGCTTTTTCAGCTTCTTCATGAGTATCAAATTCAGTTGCCTCTGTAATATATGCTATATGCTTTCCTGTTGTATAATTTTTAACTGACATTATTTAGCTAATATTAAATTCTCTGCGTTCTTATGAATTAACTTCATACCAAAATCCCCACAATAATTAATGTACTTGTCTTCTTCCTTTCCGTTAAATTCTATGCAAACCATCTCTGTTCCGGTTGCATCCAGATCAATCTGAGTCAGAATGTCATAGTCTAATCCCTCGGTGTCTATTGAGATGAACTCAAAGAAGAAAGGGTTTTCTTCATAGAATTCTTCCCAAGTTACCAGGTTTACTTCTGTCTCTGTAAAGGTTTCATCAACCCAGCGCTTTGTTTCTATCTCAACACATGTTCCTACTGCATTGGCATTGTCCCAAAACTTCACCTTGCCTGTCTTTTGTCCTATCCCTATATTGCAACAAAGAACTTTATGTCCAAACTGTTGACAATTTTCTTTTAGCTTCTCAAAAATTGAAGGACTCGGCTCCAGACAAATACCTTTCCATCCCTTGTCTGCTAAGGCTCTGGTGTTGCTTAATCCAATTCCATCGTAGGCTCCTATATCTAAAAAAGTTCCTTCCTTCTCTTCAAAGTATTTAAGGATATGCTGTTCTTCTGAATTTTGTGAATAGCTCAATATAGTTTGTTTTGTGTTGAGTAACGATAATGATACATGTCTCTGTCAATGAATACCTCTGTCTTTAAAAGATTCCTGTTCTTTATCTCAGTACTCCAGGCGTAATCTTCTTGGTTGGATTTGTGTGGGAATTTCACCAGTTCGGCTATCTCTCTTTTGATAGGGCTTATATGATTGGGATATCTTAAATAGATTCCGTTTATCAGTTTGAAGGGATGCCCCAACTTTATCTCAAAGTTCTCTCTGGTGGCTCCATTGGTAGTCATGTAGCCTCTCATTCCTACGCAGTCTGGCTTTGTTTCTATGGCTTGTAATATCTCATTGACATAGTATTCAGGAACCCAGTCATCATCATCAATGAATACCGTGTAATCTCCCTTTGCCATATTTATCAACCAGTTCCTTTTCTCTCCTGTTGTTATGTTCATTTCTTGATTCCAGATAATCTGTACCTTTGAAGTTCTCTGACTAGATAAATGACTTAATAAATCATTGAGCATCTCTTCTCTTTGTGGTACTGTGCATATAAGGATGGAGAGTTTCATAGTTCTCTAATTGTTTTTACCATTTCTTTTTTAAACTCCCTTTTAATTTGTCTTTCTGTCTTGGTTTTTTCTTTCATCTGATTAGCATGTCTCTTATGCCAAAACTCATGGCTCTCAATAAGTCTTTTTATTTCATGTATTAATTCCTCTTTTGAAAACTTTCCTATTGCGCCCCAATCTCGTTGGTCTACTTTTCGTATATTACTAAATTCTTTATCAGTCATACTGGTTGTTTTGAGTTAGGATAAAATAATGGTAAGTGATACTCTTCTGGCAGATTAAAGTTTGCTGATCTCCTTCGTTTAAATACTTCCTCATCTTGATGGAAGTAACTCTCTGTTTCTCTGTAATGAACATCCCATTGTCCCTTCCCATAAGCAGGGTGATTGTGTTGAAATATTTGCCTGTCAACATACTTGTACTTTCCTAGCATCTGAGCTACGACTGTTTGTTCATTGTCACACCAAAGAGAATAATAATCATTATGATAGATATAATTGAACCTGTCATAATACTTACGTCCCATAATTGACATAGTTACCAAGCACTTATTGTTACCGTCGGGATAATGCAATAAACAATCCAAATCTTCAGGCATATCTTTTCTTATGATATCATCGAATCCGTCCACTATCCATTCCATGTCATCACTCATGTTAATTAAGATGTCCCATTCTATTGCTGCACTTGCGAAATGCATATCTCTATTGATAGCATCGATCTTGCCGTCACTAATTCCTTTATCCCATTGGTAATTTATTTTGCCATTACCAATAAACGCAATGACTTCAGGCAATGTCTTATCGTTTCCATCTAATGTCAACCATACTAAATGATCTTTACTACTTATCTTATTATCTATATTAGTCAAACAATCTCTCAGCTTATCAGGTCTTCCTCTGGATGGAAACTTGAATAGTATTTTCATTTATCTTCTATTTTAATCCACCCAACAATACTGCCAACGCCAGTGCAGGCTGCTACTGTATAAAAGACTTCTGCTTTTCCTATCGGCTCCCAGTTACAATTCGCAGCTTTAATAATGCATTTTATTTCGCCTATTAAGGCTAAGCTAATTATTATAAAATAACAGCCCCAAAGTATATTTTCTATTTTCATATCGGTTGGTGAATTTTAAGTTTGTTCATGGCTTTAATAAATATCGGTCTATTGATTTCTATTAACTCCTCCTTATTGTCTATGCTTGATCGTTGCTTTTCGCTTAATCTCCCCTCTCCGTAATCCATTGCTGCTAAATACTTTTCCGTTCCTTTTACTTTTATGTAAGGACTAGAGTTTAACCCGGCTGCGTGAATCCTTTGAGAGTATTCAGCGTGTTCAAATCCGTATTGCCCAAAGTTCTTATTGAAACCACCTACCTTTTGTATTACTTCTTTTGTAAGAAACATAAATACTCCTCCGCATTCTTGATAGTGATTTAATACAACAGAATCTAATCGAAATCTGCCGTCCTTCCTTTTTTTACCCGTCTGCTTAATTAATTTATGATAAGAATCTTTTAGGTATAAAAAATGATGTTCTCCTGTTTTCCTGTGAGCTTCTATGAAAAAATGAGAAAATCCAATCGTAAGAATTTTACAATCATCATCAAATAAAAATATGTATTTGCATTTATCTAATTCTTTTAAGCATCTATTTTTTGCTTCTGCAATATTTGAGCAATCATCTATTATTACTGAATGAGTACAAAATCCAAATTTCTTCATGTTTTCTAAATCCTTATCCCATTCAGCACGATGCTCTGGTCTATTATAATTTGTTACTCCTATTCCTATTCGCATAGTCTTTCGTATAGTTGTAAGCGTTTCTTATTCACCGTGTTAATGTTGTATTTGTCTTTCACATCTTCATAAAGTTGCTCTCCTAAATCTCTAATCCGGTTGGGGTTCTCTGCTAACTTTCTCATGTGAACATACCAGTCAATGAAGTCTCTGCCTGGTTTTACCAATAAGCAGTTGTCGTTTATTATCAGATCGTAAGGTTTTACCTGGGAAACAATACAGGCTTTCTTTTTAAACCCTGCCTCTATCATTTTAAGTTCTGACTTGCACCGGTTAAAAGGAGTATCGTCTAAAGGGATGAGAGCGCAGTCTATCTGATCGTAAAGAGTGGCGTAATTGTAAACATCTTTTCCCCACAATCTTCGGTAAGGTTCATCTGCTATATCTTCTTTTATATACTTTTTTAGACGGTCTCTGTAAGTTGGTGTGCATAACTTAAAGTCATTGGTGAAGGTTCTTTCAATGCTAGCGTATTCTTGCCCACTTGAAAACGTTGAACAGACCTGTATTTTCTTTCTTAAATTGTAATCCAGGCTTACTCGTTTAAAGCTGTCTGTCATCAGTTCAATATCCTTCCGGTGGAATACCCCTCCTATCCATCCAAACCTCGCTCTATCGCTCTCTATGGGCTTTGTAGACCATTGTTTCTCTGTGGGGTCTATGGCGTTTTCTAATATGGTTACGTTCTTGTTGAAGTCTTTGATCTTATCTGCCAGATACGGAGTTGTTGTTGTTACCCAATCTGCACCCCTCATAGCTTCTTCTGTTTGTTTAGGGATGTCGTTTTCCTGGTAAGTTTTATACATCGGGTGGCTTCTATCTAAATGCCAGTAGTCGTCTATGTCGAAGAGAATCTTTAGTCCGGCCTTTCGGTATTTGTCGTAATACTCCTGGGTCTTTCCTTTGTAACTGGCTATCCTTAAAATTTGTACGCATTGAAACCCTGTTAAGTCTGTTCCGTAGGCTGCCTGAGTCTTGATGACTTCTATTTGGTTCTTCTTTAGCATTGTCCAATGAGGGAGTATCTGCCTGAAATATTGTAAGGCTGTCTCGTCTTTGGCTACTTCGATTAGGACTTTGACCATTTGTCTTCTATTTCTTTTTTTAATTCATTGATAGTTAAAAAGATATTACTTACCGGAATGCCTGTTTTTTCACTTACTCCAAGATAAGAGCCGACCTCCATATATACTTTGAAGAGCGTTTTCTTGTACCATTCCCTACGTGTGTCTGTTCCTTTATTTGCCAGGTGTTTCTTTATAAAATCCACCATCTTATCTAGCTTGTTATCATATTTCTCTACCTTTTCTCCAATATGTTTCAAATCATTGATGCCTACTTTATATCCGTTCTTCCTGTACTTGGAGTAAAAAGGGGACGTTGTAGAATTGAAGTTGTTCATAACTATTTTGGTGAAGAAGTATTTAAGCTGTCCTTTCTTGTGGATCTCTTTAATCTTTTGTTTGTCATACTCTGCTATTATCAAAAACACTTCCTGAAATAAATCTTCAAAGCTGGGATGTCCCTTACTTATATTTTTACAGATAAGTTTATATTCTGGATTTTCCGCTAACTCCCTTAGTGCATCCAATTAACTAGAATCCTCCCCACGATATATCAATATGTTCATGAAAGAAATAAAATAATATTCCAATGATAAATAAAACAATTCTCATTACTGGTTTAAAGTCTATCGTTCCGGTACTGGTTGTTGATTGCCCAAAGAACCAATAGCCTTTCGGTGCATCTATTCGCTTTCTGGTTTCATAATAAACTCCATCGAATATTAACGGTAACATAGCTCCTAACCCTATGACGGACTTGATCTGCTGCCAGAATGTTTCGTGTTCTATTAATCGCAGTAATAGAGAAAGTAATAATGCAACCATTATTCTGCTTGTTATAGAAATAACGTGAGGGTGCGTTTTAAGGCTCTCTACGGTACGTTCGTCTTTTCTGGCTAGATACCACATCTTACCGTCATAGATAGCCTGTAACGCTAAGTATGAAGCCCATACGGCTAATATAATTGCTTTCTCCATTAATCTAGTTCTTTGAGTACCTCTTCCATCATTTTAATTGAAGGAAATTCCTTTTCTAACTCTATTCTTTTTCTTCTCAATTCTGCAGCATGTTCATAGTCTTCTTTTTTGATAGCTGTATTTATATCTGCCTGTAAATAATGCGTTCTGCTCGCTGCTATCATATAATTTATTACCATTTTTAACGCTTTTTTCATGCTATTTCTTTTTAAAGTAGCCCCTTGCTTTTAACTGTCTGTATTTTCTGTAAGTCATAATCCAAGCAAATACATTTATTCCAACTACAAAGATGTGACCACCCAAAGGGATATAGCTTCAGGAGATAGTAAAAGTAATACCTCAAATCCCAAAGGGAATAGTAGCCATTTGTTATATTTGAATAACCATTTAAGCATATTTGTATTTTATTATGATTTCCATTAATGAATAACGATCTAATTTGGCTCGCTGAGAATGTTTCCAATCTAATTCATCAAGCCCTTTTTGCCCTATCTTTTTTTCTAATCCTATTCTATATTCTTTTAGGTTGCCGTGAAGGTACGTATTGCATTTTACACATTGCCCATTCACGTTTAGTTCATGGAATTTAGTTGCTGTATGAGTAGACGGATAGTAATGCCCGGCTGTCATTTGATCTACTGCCTTCCATTTGCTACAGCTAATACAACAAAACATCCCTGTATCTGAATCCCTTTCTCGTATAAAAGTATGGAAGTTTTCAACTGCTAATCGTTTAAGCTGAGGCATAGATTTAGTTTTTAATCTTGCTTCGTATGTTTCTTGTTTAATCATTAATCTTTCTAGTTCCGTATTTACTGATAAAAAGTATTTCACTTTTATTCCATCCATGAACATAACTGATATGTAAATGAGTCGGTTCTATGGCATAATCATAAAAGATAATCTGATTATGCGGAAGTGTCAATAGCATATCCAGGTGTTCTTTATTGGTATGATCACAATTATGATTATCCAAATCCCAGGCCTGGTTATCACAGTGTTGTGAATATTTGCCTTTGCACTTATAACCTGGTTTAGATATTCGTACAGTTGGATCACATCCCATTTTTTCTTTAAACGGATTAATCACATATTGGTACAAATAATGTAGATTTTCTACTAAAGGATGTGAAAAATCTTTTACCTTAACTTCGATATATATCGTTTCTTTTTCCACTTCTTTTTCAATAATTGAAAATGAACCAAATAGGAATAAAAGAATAATTAGGGGCTGCCACTTCATGCAAGATATTGCGTGAATAATATGGAAGCTCCAATATATGCTTTTTATTCATTACTTGGTAATTGAGTTATTAACACTTTTAAATATTTCATAAGCTACTTGTGGTACTATTGCATTTCCATATCCTTTGATTGATTCGTTTCTCCATTTAGAAAAGGTAATTCTGTCCAGTCGTTTGGAAAGCCCATCATCTCCGCTACAAATTGGGGATTGAGTTGGGAAGTCTTGCCAGTTTTGTCTTGATAACTTATTGTATCTCTCAAATTGTTTGTCAGTGGATTGTGATTTTTTCTCGGGTTCGTATCGCTGCGGCCCCCTTTGTTGTCTGATGCTGTTGGGGTTGGTAATAAGTTCATCCTGGCTGCTCTGTCCAATGTCATTTGACTCTTTCCTTCTTTGACTAGATTCAATGTATGTTCTGATTTCCCTGCTTCGCTCGCTGTTGGTGTTGGAAGAAGCTGGTGAAATAACTGTTCCGTTAAATTTCCTGGTGTCCACTGCCGGCCTATTGATTTCCTGTATTCTGTCCTTTTCTTTCTTCTCTTCTCGTTTGGCTTTATGTCTATTGTTGACGGAGTGAGCAACAAACCAGATTCGATCTCTTCGATGTGGAGCATTGACGGCACAAGCTGGAAGTAATACCGGTTGTATCTCGTACCCTTCATTTTCCATCTCAAACTGCACTTCGTCGAATACCATTCCCCCGTTCCAACTAAGGAGGCCAGAAACATTTTCGCCCACAATGAAACTCGGTCGAATCTCTCTAATTGCTCTAAGCATTTCCGGCCAGAGATGTCTCTCATCTTCTTTGCCCTTTCGTTTTCCTGCGGTTGAATAGGGTTGACATGGGAATCCTCCTGTAAGGATGTCGATTTGTCCTCGGTGAATAGTAAAGTCTGTTTTGGTAATGTCGTCATAGCTAATCGCTTTAGGCCAATAATGTTTTAATATTTTTTGTCCGAATTTATTCCATTCACAATGAAAAACGTTTTCCCATCCCATCCACTCAGCAGCAAGATCAAAACCTCCAATTCCTGAAAATAAACTTCCATGTTTCAAACCTTACTTTTTTCTGTTCTGATAAGAAAGTTATCTACTATCATTGCTGTCGTTACTTCACAGTTCCGGTATCTTTTTTTTACTGCATTAAGTTCTCTTATCATTTCGCAGTTATTGTGTGGTCTTAAAATCTCTATGCCATTTATGAAAATGATATACATTAATCTCCTTTTATCTGGTTCCAGCGTTGTCTCATTGTCAAATCTCCCTCTACTCTTTTTTGTTTTGTCCTGGAGTGTTTCTCCTGACTCATGTGTTCTGCTAACCCCAATCTGTCATCTGAATAAGCTTTGAATCCATCCATGAAATCGCCTCCGTCTAGCTTACCGTAGTAGTCTCCGTACTTCTTTGCCAACATATTCTCAAAGACGATCTTTAGATCAGCCATGTTTAACCAATAGTAATCTTTTAGGATGAGCTTGCAAGTGATGAAGGTTTGTTGATCTGTCATCTTTACTTTGAAGTTGAAGTATTTGTTTACTTCTTTGATGTAGTGAGTTAGTATTTGGATAGTGGGCTCCTCTCCTTTTTCTTTTCTTACCTTAGCTAAAGAAGGAATCCCGGAGTCTATACAGTCTTCCATCTTCTGTATCTTGTTGATTTGTTCTTTGTAAATCTTTAGTTTCATCTATTTTAGTTTACAACGCTCCCTCTGGTGATAAGCATTGCCTATACCTTGAAAGAGGTTTAATCCTTAAAGGATGTTCCCTGCCTCTAACTATGCCACCTATCCAAACCCTCTGGTAAGAGTTGCAAAGCCATATTCAAACGAGTATCACCGTCGGTCGCATGATCTGTACTCACCGTGTTTAAATATGTGAAACGTGACGCTGACGTATTCGATTTATAAAGGGAAAATAAATCAAGGGTTACGCCTGGACTTGAACCTTTTGTCAAGCAGCCTCGTCCAGAAATAACAGAGATTGAACTCGCAACCCCTGATATAAGATATTTCTCTTGACTACTTGACATGCTCAAAGTTACCATTATTATTTGACTTAACAAAATCATTTGGTTAAAAATGAAATGTAATTTTTTTATCTTTATTGTCGAAAGTTATCCTGTCACAGTCTTCTTCTTTTGGGTATATTTCATTGGCTCTTTTTATTATTTTTTCGCTAATAATAAGTCTTCTTTTAGATAAGTCTTCAATCGTCTTCCCTAGCGCTCTATAAGAATCGTTTAATTCAATAAGATGTTCATCGGTAAGTTTATATGTTTTTGGTTTCTTCATATCTATTGGTTTAAGTGGTTAGTTATTTTTTACGTCTAATTTCAAATAATAAGACAACGGCACAAATATAGATTGCAACTGTCTGCCATCGAATAAGATTTATTATCTCCTGTAATTGATCTTCCATGTCAATGTTTTAGTTAGTCTTTTTTCTTATATTTCTTTTCAAATTCCTTATCAGAGGCTATTACAAACCATAATAATGCTATGAATGGCCCTAGTAAACAAACGGTAAGTAATATTATAAGTACCATATTTTTAATCTTTAGGTACAATCATGTCACTACTTGAGTAAGTTGAAATCTTTTCGGTGTGTACTGCCTCATCACTATCACCAAACATGATCTCACCTTTCTTGGTATCTATAACCCAACTTATAACACCAATGCCAAGCGCGTAATGAAAAGTACCGTTAATTCCCTTTTGCTGTCTGATCTTACCGTTTGAGTATTTTAATATAAATCTTTCCATATCATTTAAGTTTATCGTGTACGTTGTTTAGGATTTTGATAATTTCACCCTCTACTAAATACCCTCGCTTCTCCATCTCCTTTATACAAGCATCTTTGAATTGTTGTAATTGTTCTTTAACATATTCATCCATAAGCTCTAAGGTGGGCTTATATTCAGTTGATGATATTGGAACTACCAAACCAAATAACCCTTGTTGTAATAATTCTCCTTTTGTCATATCTATTATTTAAAAGAATAGCGGGCAGGGAGTCGAACCCTGTGGAACTGTCGAGATGTTCACGTACGATACGCCCGCCTTTACGCCACCGCTATTCATGTTTTAATTCTTTAAGAAATTCATCTATTGCAAAAGGTTCTTCCGCTCTCCAGTCAATATCCATGTAACCAGATTTTTCAAGGAATAAGGAATACCCTTCCAGTAATTCAATAATATCATTCCTATCTTTTAGATTCAATCTCATCCTTGTTTTTTTCTTAGTGTTGTTGTATCTGTTTGGGGGCGTTGTCTAATTCCTAGCCCTTTTGAATATTCATCTTGTAATTGCTTTAGACAGGCTCGGGCAGTTTCTAAAGAGGCGAAACCAATTCCAGTTAATTCTAAATCACCAGGATCATCTATAGCTTCACCTATTGTATTATGCTTGTCTATCCAATATAGACCCCTCCCGAACTTCTCTGCGAACCTGTACATGAATAGATAAGTGGTTAGTTTGATAGTTTCTTTTACCGTAATATCATCACCCCATCGTAAATTACATTCCTTCCATTTAAAATCAAACTCTAGTCGCATAACTTCTTTGTGCTTCGCAGCAGCTTCGCTGGATTGTTTCCATTCCTTAAAAAGCCCAGGAACGTGAGTTGCACACTGATCGTGATTTATTCCCACGTGCGCAAAATTTGCAAATTCAATCATATCTTCTTCTGTATATTCTTTACTCATGGTTTGGTTGTTTTCTTCCGCAAATATTACAGACATATTCTGTTGTCCATCCCGTTGTATTGTCGCCGCAATCGCAATCAGAATCAATATGTTCTATTATTTTCTGTTTAGCGTATTCTATAATTTCCTCTTCCATTAATTCTGCTAAATCTTCATATGCTTTATGTGATTTTATTCCATCTATAGAAAGCCACTTTTCACATATTTCTTTTGCTGTCATTAGAATAAATTTAATTGTTTTTTAAGTGAATAAGAAGCATAAGTCTTTTTGCCACTGGTAATCATCTGAGTGTTTATGAAGTGTCCTTGCTCTCTTAAGTCTTTGATACGAGCAGCTAAAGCCCAACAGTTAAACTTGTTCAGTGCATCCATTGGAGTTAAAGAGTTACCTTGCTGTAAGTGTCGTAAGATTTCTTTTTGTTGAGTCATAATAACTCTGGGTTTTCGTGAATGTTTCCTATTACTTTACAATCTTCTGGGAAGAGCCATTCCTCATATATTCCTCTTTCATCTCCTGCATGATGTAATATTTTATAATGTAATTGGAATTTCCCATATTCAAAAACAACTGTTGCTGGGCTAAGTTGTTTGACAGTAAATCCATATCTAATTTGATCATCAATTAAATCCCCTTCATAAATCTCTTTTCCGTTCTTGTCTTTTAAGCCTGTGTATTGCATTGGTATAAATTCACTTCCATCAAATCCATCTTCCTTACAATCCTGTAATTCACATAAATTCAAGGTGCCAAGTTCATATACCATACTGTTATCAATCCAAGCTCTAAATTTTATCTCTCTCATCATCCATTTTTTAAAAGGTCAACTAATAACTTCTGTTTGCCGTGTTCTCTAATTAAATCCAAGCAAGCATCTATCACCTCCTGTCTGGTCATGTCATTGTCTATTACTACTGTTCCTGCCTTATTGTCAGCATCCGCTAATATGTAGACTCCGTCTTTTGATTTAAATATCTTCATGTAAATTTAGGTTCTGGTGCTTCTTTAACAACGTCAATATAACTTCCATAAAATTCAGCGTCTTCTAATTGTTTAATACATAGGCTTCTTTGCTCCTTACATTTGGCTTTGGCGTATTGTTTCATAGCTCTACATATTCTTTGCATTAATGTTTCGTTCTTGCGCCAAGTTTTATATGTTTTATCCAATGATTCTTTTGCTGTCATATTTCTTTTTCTGAGTTAGATAATTCCTCTTTATATAAACTTATCATTGTTCGCATTGCATCAATAGCGTAGCTCACTCTCTTATCCTGTCTGTCACAAAGCTCGTACAGGCTCTCCAGGTTGCCTGTCTTGGCTTTTATATACTCATTAAGGGTAGAGGCCGGTAAAGGGGTTTTAACGTCCCACAGCCCCTCTATGACCGTTAATTGGGCTTGTCTGTATAGAGCCTTGGAAGCTGCTACGTTATTAGAAGTTAATCCCGATATCTGTACTAGGTCGTTTAGCTTACCGATGATGCCGTCTCTGTCTCCATCCACTACGGGGATCTGTAGTATCTCCCGTACCTTTTGACAGTTCTTTCTTAGCTTTTGTTCTGTATCCATTGGCAAAATTTATCTGACAACTTTAAAGTATCTTCACTTGTAAGCTCCATCCTGTCTTTAGTGAATTGGACGGCAGCCTTTAAAGCACATTGTCTTTCGATGCTGTTCTGCCGGTCAGGGTCAGGAGTATAGGAAGAGCCACCGCCTTTATTATCATATACCTTCGTAAGCTTGCTGCCTTTTTCGGTAGTCTCTAAATGATATGATACTTCTTCCCCAACAGGCCATGCCTTTGATGAGTCAGCACCCTTAGTATTCGCTTCACCTACGTCCCCGTTTTCCATTGCTATCTCCCAGGGATACATGTCATCTCCGTATTTGTTTTTCCAGGGGTTACCTGCTGATTGTACTGATTTTATTTTGCTTGTCTTTAACATAGTTTTAATTTAAAATGGTAAATCAAATAAGTCTTTAAGTCGTTTATGTGTTCCTTCAGTTAGTTGATCTCTCTCTAGTTCCAAATGAATATCATGAAGTAGATCGTAATATTCTTTCCTTTCCTTCTCTGTCTTAGTAACACTCGCAAGGAAATTGAGTGCCCCTGCTGGCATATCTTCAAAATTGTCCATGTCCATATTGTTCAGCATCGTTAAAATCATTAGGGTAATTATCTATACCCCTTACAGAATCATTATCACAATCGTGGTCTATCTCATAGTGAGCCTGGCACTCCTCAGAACAAAATATATTCCCAATAGAATGAAAGGTTTGTTGTTCCCCTAATCGGAGAGTCTTATTACAATATTTACAGTGTCCTGTCTTTTCCATAGTTTTATTTATTACGTTGTTTAATCATTTTGTCTGCCAATTTGTATGAGGTTTCTATTAATTCATCTCCCTTCCCTTTTAACTCTATTCTTGTATTAGATAATAATCCTTGCATAGCTTTAGCAGCAAAGTAATCTCGTAAATCCATACCATTCAAATGCTCACTTGTTTCTTCATCTAAATTAATTGTATTATCATCTCCTGCAATAAGTATGTAATGTGGAAATGCTTTTGTGTTTTCCATATTATTTAGTTTTAGTCCAGTTTTTAGATTTTTCACTCATATAAACAAACTTACGCCCACTTATTTTCCTTACATCTATTTCGCCTACACGTTCTAAAAAATAAACATATTTATCGGTAATGCTTTTTAATTCAGCGTATTCAGCAAATGATTTATATAGCAGTTCCTCCATGTTAATTATTTAATTAATCCAGTTGCAACTTTCTTCATAAGTTCACGAAGCCCTTCACGTTCTGGTGAATCTATTTCATAAGTTTCCATTAACTGCCTAAGGTTTACTAAGATTTTTATTGTGTGTGTCATGTCTGTTTGTTTTAAGTTATTAATCATTATAACTTCTTATACGACAAAGTTACTATAAAGGTTTCATATAACCTAATGTTTTTGCATTTAGTTGGGATTTAAGCACAAAAAAAGAGGCTATTCCGTAAAATAACCTCCCTTGGGAATGTCAACAGTAATGTAAATATATAAAAAAAGGGTGACCCTTATAGCCACCCTTTCCTAAAACCAATTATTATGAGAAACAAAAGTACTAAATCTTCTGGTGATACCTGGCACTTGCCCACAAAAGAAACGTGCCACAAAGCGCAAACAATCCTATCAATGCCAACCGTTCCCAGATTAATTCCTGGTTGGTCATATAGATAGCACTTATTATTAAAGCACTAGCTGCACTTCTCTTGCTGCTTATCTTGCTGGTAGGCTTGGTACCGTCTTTTAATAGACTGATAATACCATTCTTGCCAGAGACTACATCCACAACGCCCTTGTTGGCCTTAAAGAGCTTGTTTAAGAAGCTCATGACTTCTTCTTAGGTATAATGTCCAGAATACTTTTAAGTATGCCCAGGATGTCCTTAACGAACTCCAGGGGTACTTTAGAAATAACATTAGGGAACAGTCTTCCAACTACTTCCCAAACACCTAAAAAAATGGTGACAATAATCACCCAGTTATTTAATAAAAAATCCATAGTATATAAAGTTTAGTTAACAAATTATTTAAGTTCAAAATGTGGTAAGTCGTCAAAGGTCTGATCGTTGAAGTCTCCATCCATATCCCAATCACCTCCCCACCTTAAAGTATGAGTGATCTTGCCTTCAGCCAATAACCTTAAAGCTACTCCTTTAATAACCCCCGCAAGGAAGTAAAACCTCCTCTTCTCACTCCAGTCAATAGGATAAGGAGCGCAGTCAAAAGCCATTGACGGTTGCTTGTTGTGTTTAGAATCGGGGTATTTTAACTGACTCTTACCAGCATGATAATACTTGTTCTGTTCCTTCTCTCCTCTACGTCCTTCGTAAACGGTGAAGTCAATTAGCTTGATAGCTTCATTGGCAATCTTCTGAAGATCAATATTACACTCAGCTAGATTTGTTTTCGATCTGTTTCCAAACTTATACATTATTTTCTTTTTAAACGTCGGTACTTAATGTACTTCTTTTCTATCCAATCATAAATCTTAAAGAAACCCAACAGCAAAGCCGTGATTCCTACAGCATTCTTTATCCAGACATCAAAGTTAAACATGCTGGTTAGTTCCATTACCCAGATACCCATAGTGCCCACCAAGCTTCCACCGAAGATGAAGTCTATTACTATATACATTTTCCTAGTCATCATAAAGGTAAAAGCTTTGAGACCTCAATATTTGCATCCTTCACAATACCTTCTATCTCTCTTCGGGTATAATGAGTAAATCCTGCAAACTCCAGTCTGTCTTTTAAACTCTCATCGAACTTTAAAAAGATTTTCTTGTCTCCATCTGTATCATCAAAGACATGCACTATAAATTTCTCAACAGAAGCATTTATGAGTGCGTCGGTTAATTCGGTTACTTTGGGTGTTATATATATCATTGACATAATAGTAAATTTAAGGAGGTGTGTCTGTTACGAAGTCTCCTGACTCCATGTTGGTTAAAGTAATATCTCTTACACTCTTTTGTCCTGTCACAGTAGGAAAGGTGTCTCCATCTCCCATTCTGTGATATTCGGTTAAAGAGGCTGCCTTAGCGTGTGTAGTAGGATCGTTGGGTGTTCCTGAGTTGTAAAGATTGGTAACATCGGTAGCATTTAACAAGGTACTCCACCAAGTCAACTCATCGATGTTCCCATCCATCTCTAATCCGTTAAACACAACTGAGAAAGCTACTCTTAGATTTGTAGTATCGGAAGTGGACAAGTCGATATCGCCTGTGCTGCTTGCTTCTAAAGAGCCATCAACATAAAGTCTATTTCTTTTAGCAGTAAAATCTCTTACCCCAACAAGATGATGCCATGAACCAGCCGAAAAGGTAGTAGTGGAATCCACGAACTGAGAAGAGGAAGCCTTAAAACTCCACCAACGTATCACATTACCACTGGTAAGTCTCATCTGATAACCGTCTCCAGCACTTTGATCAGTACATGTATCAACGATAAACTCATTCTTACCTACATTAGTGAACTTAACCCAAACACTAATAGCAAAGTCACTTGTAAACTCTAAAGCTGTTGTCTGTCCCATATTCCCGAACTCATCCACTCCATCAAAAAGAGTAGAAAGCGTATTGCTAAACGCTGCACTGGGAGATTCTACAAATGTGAAGCTATTCTTCATGATAGCCCCTTAATTAAAACAGTGGCAGCATCTCCACTGATCGTCCTACTAATAGCAATATTTAAAACATCTCCTATCACCACCGTAAAAGGTAACGTTTTAACAACGGCATTGATTTTATAAGTGACACTAGCTACATTGGTTAAGGTCTCAGTAAGGAACTGCGCAGCCTGGTCAGTAGTGATGGTCGCTTCTGTATCATCATCGTTATCAACAGGATAGATAAAAGTCATAAATATATCATTGCTTCTGGCAGCAACAGGGATGTTAATCGCTGTCTGTGGTATCTGACACCGGTTGTAATCAAAAGGAACCTTAAGTGATATGTCAATAGTCCATCCGCTCAACTCCTCATCAAGTCTCTCAGTAAAGGGAATCATTGAGCTGCCTGTACGGTCAAATTCCCATTCATAGTCTTCATGGGTCAACTGCGCAGCAAAGTCCAAAGCAATCAACTGTGTATCAGAAAGAACCTCGTTCTCATTCCTTTCTTCATTGTCCACAAGATCCATGAACCAGGCTGTGAAGTTATACGTAAAGGTCTTCTCTGCAATAGCAGAGGGTTGAGGCTGTAACAACATAGCAGGAAACTGTGTCGTGCCTGAAGTGTTGAACTCCCAGGGATCACCAAGCTTAAAGTGATTAATCTGCTTGTGTGCGCTTGACCAGTCTTCGATCTGCTTTACTATCTCGTTGAACGTCTGTTGTCTTAGAGCCATTGATATAATTTTCCAGTTTTAGAATATTCTTTTTCTTAGGCTGCCTCTTCTTCATCTTCTTATGTTGTTCTCTAGTCGGGCAATTAATTCAAGCTCTGAAGGTCTGCGGTCTCTGCCTAAGTAAATAGCTGTCTCGTAAACTCTCCTCTTAGGTTTGATAGTATCTGCTCTGTTTCCTGCATTATTGAACTCTGGAAATTTCACTGACTCCTCACAAAGAAACAAACTCATCCTATCTGCATATACTTCTGCTTTATTTCGTAATAGCCCTTTCATTCTTGTAGAGTCTATTGAATCAATAGGAGAAGAGTTGTCAGAGCTTTTCTGCATCACAGCTTTGTTCACGTACCTAAACGTGATAAAGTCCGTCAGCTCGACTAATACGTACCATTTTAAGGTACGCTGGATGTGGTCATCAAGTAAGGTTTTGATATCCGCGCTTACCGTTGTTCCTACCTCATCCACTACTCTATCAAAAAGAGCCGTCCCCAATAAGGGAAGGATAAATAAATCCTGAGCCTCGACTATCGTTTCTCTAACTACTTTCTCATCAATGTTCTGTTCGATGATAGTCGTTTGCTTTAAAAAATCTACTGTTATGAATAGTGTCTTTGCCATTATTTTACTGTTACAATGTTCTGCATCCAGATGTGCCTACAAAAAGGAGTTCTTATTCCTGACTTGCTGGTCTTCCATCCTCCCCTAAACTGCCATACGTTTCTGCTTACTCTTGAACTTATTACTTCTATTTCTTTTCTTGTAAAGAGTTTATCAAGTGCTAATAACTGTCTGCAAAAAGGTCTTGTCCCTGGGATGATAGCTGCACCGAACCTTCCATCCACCTCATAAGAATATCTTACTTCTATTTCCTTAGTCTTTACATCTTCCCTTCTAATTAAGTCCCTAGCTTCTTTTTTTGGGAAGCGTTTAGTTACTGGCTCTGCTAACCCCTCCGGTGCATCAGGGTCGCCAGATTGTATTTTAGTAACAGTTATGAGACCTCTACTGGCTAAAGTGCCTATAGCAGCCTGTACGTCCCTTATATTGGACTTTAAAGTACGTGCCAAGACATTTTCTTCCATCAATGGGTCTTTAACTAAAAGATCAATCACTCCTCTCTCTAAAGCGTTTAACTTTTCTTGAAATTCGTACTCACTCAACTCAGCATCTTCATCTGTTGAAAAGAGTACTCTCCTTTTCTTGTGGATATTGCAATCCTCTCTCTTTATTCCGTACTCATCAAAGATTTTAATTAATCCCTCTACTTCTTCATCCTTAGGCACATAAGCCATTACAGCGCTTTGTTGTTCTGGTTGGGCTTCTGTTATGGCTGGCTCCTCTTGAGGCTCTCCAGGGGCTTGTATGCGCCCTATAGTGACAATCCCTTGCCCTCTTGCCTTAGACAGCTTGTTATAGACGATCTCAATGACTTTTCTTCTGGATTGGATATAGGTATTCTGGAAAATCTCGAAAGCTTCCTGGAACTCACTCGTGCCACCGAGTTGGCCCTCCGTCTTGACACCAAAAAGCACGGGACTCGTCACTTTGTGACCTGTGAATATTTCTTGTTGGGTTCTTTGTTCTAAAATGTCAAATTGCTTATCCAGATCACCTGCCGGAATCCTCTCAATAGTTGCTGCTCTCTCTTTCCCATCGTTAAACATAACCACCAGAGACCCACCCTTGTCTGTTCCTGTGAATTTTTCCTTTAACATTCTATCTACCTCTTCCTTCTTCTCATCAGTGGGTGTCCCATTATTAAAGTTGACAATAGTGCCAGCCCAGAAGCCTGTTTTAACATTACTCAAGTGAAAGTTAGCTATCTCGATGTCTGTCTCTATAGCTGCGTTGGCTCCTATATAGTCAGGTTTAGGATAAACGTTAACCTGGCCACTTCTAAC